CTTTACCATTTATTTTAGATTCAGCATGATCTAATTTGGCTTTTTGCAGTTGTAGTTGTACCATTTTAAGTTTTTTATCCATTTTAGCTGTTTTTGCAGTAATAGCATTGGTCATCATTTTACTAGCAACATCAAATACGTTGGCGGCATGTCTATCTTCTACATTTTGTCCAAGGTCCATTAGGTCCTGAAAAGCAGTCATTGCTCTTTGTGCATACGCATCCATGTCACTGTCTAATGCTTCTAAATCTCTTACTTGTGGTAAGGCGGCATCTATCTTATCTGCTACATCTAATTGTTGTTGTAGCTGAGCAAGATCTAAACCCGTTTCTTCCTTTTTAATAGGTTCGTCTATTTCTTTTTTTGCAGGAGGTAAATCAAATACATCTTCAATTTTTTTGTTCATGTTCTTTCCTCTATTAATTTAAATTTTGTGTTGGCTAGAAAATATTGTGCTTCTTCTCCTGGATGATCTTTGCAAAGCGGAGACGCAGGAAACTTCCTTAAACTGTGTAAAGAAAAGTCAATATTATCTATGTTGTCTAGTTTAGCAAACTTGAAGTCTAAGTTTCTTATATCTTGACAAGAATAAAAATGATATGCTGTTATACTCTTTTGTTTTAATAATAATGTTGCATAGTCAATAAAAATTCTTGACATCCAAAGGTTATCTTCTTCAGTTGAAAAATTTTCAAGCCATTGTAGCCACATTGAATTATCTTTACCACGTCCACCAGATTGTGAATGAGTAGAAAAATTCTTTCCTACTCTTTCTGATGTAGAGTCTTTGTCTTTAAATCCAATTCTATCTGCAAAACTCCATTTAATAACTACCAAGTCATCTGTTGATATTCTGTCTATATTTTCTTCTAAGATATAAAGTATCTCTTTATTACTTGCACCAGGTTGTGCTAAATTAATGCAATTATAGTTTAGCATGTTTGCTAACAAAAAAGGCCATGCTTTTTTACTAGGAGAACAATCAAATGGCCTATTATTATTTGAATCCCAATTATCTTCAAATCCATAGCCGTATGTTAAACTACATCCAAATGAAAATAAGTTATTCATGTTTTTTTCCGTTTTTTAGGATTATTAAACAATTCATTTTCTGTAAGCACTCTAAATCCAACTCCTTGTCGTTTTGCAAAGATTTTTGCGGCTTGCCATTTTGCTTCATTTACTATTGCTTGAGCTTTTTGGACAGGACTTCTTGCTTTAGCAAGAGTTTGTCCAGCTGGTTTTATTTCAATAAATTCTGCTTTGCGAGTATTCCATTTGTCCTCATATACTATAAAAAAGTCAGGTACATAATGTGTATTCTTATTAGTAGCTGGGTTACGATAAGGTATTCTATGACTTTCACTTGCCCATGCTAATATGTTTGGATGATCATCTAATAATCTCATAAATTTTAGTTCCCATCCACTACGATATCTTGGACGGTGTTTACCTACATATTTTCGAGGGTTTTTGACCTCATATATACCTTGGTGGAATTTATTTGCCATTCTAGTAGTATTTATTAGGTACTAACTGGCGTTACTATAAACGTATTTCCGTTTTGATTTCTCAGAGATTGATTAGAACCATAATTCTGTCCAACATATTGTGTTTGGGTTTCTGTCTGTGCTACTTGTACACCTTGCCTATTAGCTACTGTGCTGGCTGTAGTAGATTCTAAACTTTGTCTTTGTGCCTGTTTTGAATTAATTAATTCACTAGATACAGCACCAATGTTTACATGCTCTGGTGTAAACTGAACATTATATGTTGAAACTGAACTCTGTGCATAATCAAATGTACTATGTTGAACTTGATTTATCATACAGTTATATAATACAGTTGTTCTACCTCCTTGGGTAGTATCTTTATTGTGTATTCTTATTTCTTCAAAGAAAAATCTAGCATCACTTTGAATAGTTTTAGCACCAAAGTGATGTGCGTCTCCAGCCGCAAACTTTGAATTAAGCATTTCATAACCACTAAAGTTTACTGGATCCATGTCATGAGCACCTGTTTCTGGATGTCCAAAATAATGTCCTGCATATGCTTTCATCATTGTTTGAAACTGATTATCTTTTGTATCGTGAAATAATACGTTACAAGGTCCTGGAGTCATTCTAGTTGGAACGTATCTTATTCTATTGTATTGATTAACAGGCTGAATGCCATAGTCATAGTCTGGCATTACTACACTCGATACTCGATGAAAAGTAAAATTACGACCAAAGCTATTATCTTCCATAGCTACGTTTTCGTTAAGCATAAATTCTATACTGAAATTATATAAGAGCCTAGGCGTTTTGACCATTACTGCATCATCTGCTCCGTAATGCTCTGCGGCGGCATTGTATGGGCCGGTATTACTAGTTAATCCCATCTTCTGCTACCTAATTAAGCCTGTGTTCCGCCACCTGTTGCGTTACTTAAAGTCTGATCTATATCAGCTCCTGTAAGTGTCGCATTTCCTGCGGCGTCAAAAATTTCTGCATTGTCATATCTAATACCAACGGTAACCTGCACTTGTTCACTACTTGCATAAGCCATGTCGCCATAACTAATATTTGCAATATAGCAACCTGCTAGTTCAAATTTGTCTAACACACCTGGTGTTGGACTTGCGCCATCTAAAGTTTCTATAATTGTTTGAAACTTATAGCTTGAACCTGCTCTTGGTCCACTTTGGTTAGCATGATCTACTTGTCTGTTTAACTGATTATTTAATTCTCTAAGCACTACACTATCAACGTCATCTCTTAATACAACAGACACTAGATCCCATGTATGCTTACCTGCAAGATAGATTCTTGAATTGTAAGCATCTAGTGGAATTTCGTCATGTGTTAGACTTGGTCTTGTTGTACTAATAACACTTCTGGTAGGAGTAGCACTAAAGCCTTCACCTACAAACGTCACTCTAAAGCGATATTGTAGCTTAGGCATAATTGTTGTTGTGGATCCTGAATTGTCAGGAACGCCTAATGTTGTAATTACTGCCATTTTGATCTCCTCATAATACCGGCTAATTGTATTTATTAAAAACTGTCAAAAAAAATGGACTGCATGATACAGTCCATTAAGTATTCAGTTAATTTTTATTAGTTTGTTGAGTTTAGTGTGCCTGTGTTGACCAATCTAATCGGAATGTAAATGAATTCTGCGGCTTTTGCTGGTTCAATAGCAACATCTACATAAAATTCATTACGATCGATTCTTGCCGCTGTATTATTTGTTTCATCACATACTACTGCAAAGTCATTAAGTCCTCTTCTACTTAAAATATCTGCTAAGAATCTTTCAAACACTACTTTAGCTCTTGCTCTAGTTTGTGCGTCATTAATCTCAAATAAGAATGGACGAGCAATTTCATCAAATCTTTCTCTGAGGTATGCAACCAATCTAGCAACATTAACTCTATCTAAACTACTTGTAGTAGCATGTAGTGTTTTCTGTCCAAATACTATTGTACCTTGTCCAGGGAATGTTGTAATTGGGTTTACTTTGGCTGTATACAAACTATCACGTTGTCCTTGCGTTAAACTGATTGCTTTAAATTCACCTTCAGTTGTAATATAACCAACTGCACTAGCATTTTGTACAACACCTCTAGTAGTTCCTGCTGGAGCAAACCATTGGAAACTAATGTTGTCATTATATGCAATAGTGTAAAGTGCCATATGACTTGCAGGAACAGCTACAGTTGCACCGTCTACTGGCTCTGTTGTTTGTCCACTTGGATAGTAAACTGCACTATATGTATTCTTGGTTACTAGTCCATCTTCGCCATTTTCACTTGCACTACCACTATTATTAGCCCAGCTAATAACACTAGTCGCATCTTTACGCATTGGTGAATCAATAACAATAAATGCTGTCTCACCTCTATCACTATTAAGTGTTACCATTTCATCAACTAGTTCAGGATAGTTTGGTGAAGCAATTAAGCTATACTTGTATTGTGGATCACGTAAATCTGAACCTGCAATAGCACCTTGCATTGAAGTTGCAATAACTTTACGTTGAGCATATCTTCCAAATGCACCACTACCATCTGCATGATTGGCGGCGCCATTTCTCCAAGCTGTACCATTCCATGCTCGGACTGAGTTTTTACTCTGTGCCATGTTTACTACAACCATTCCGTCTGGATAAACTGCCGCACTTGGTGCACCAGTAACAGTTGTTGCATTACCGCCATTTGTATTATCATCAGCAGTATCTGTAATATCAGCAAATAGAACACCATTTGATGTTGTTTGATCTGTATTACTATGAAGTACCCATGCACTATTACCTGCATTTCTCTGATAAATTTTTGGATAAGCACGTTCATTAGCTTGATTCTCTGCGGCTAATGTAGTATCTACCCAAATATCACCAGCACTTGGGCCTGTTGGAGCCGTTGTACTGTAAGTTGGAGCAATAGTTGTATAGTTACCACTG